ACACTCTAAGAATTGGTTACCTCTGAAGCCCATTAAGATAGTGTTCTCAGTCATGTAAGGGTTTTTGTAAACCTTATAACGACTATTGATAGCACCTACTTTTTGTACACCGAATGCATACTTCATTGTATCTGCTGCACCGTCTGTATCAGCTGCAAATCCAGGGATTGATTCCAAGATAGTAGCTACAGTTGGAGAACATACTAAGAAGTTAGCACCACCACGTAAAGTTAACTGATGGATTTTATTAGATACCGCTTGCATTTTGATACCTAAAGTTTGGAACCAAGACATTTGGTTGTAGTAAGCACCAGCTGTGTTAGACACATAAGCAGTACCTGCTGCATTGATTTGGTTACCGATTTGAGCTGACCAGTTAGCAACTGTGATAGCGTTCTCAATTAACATATCTAAGATTTCTAAGTCGATCTCTAAAGAGATATACTCAGATAACATTCCTGTTAATTCAGCTTCAGCATCTAAGCTATGGTAAGCGTTCAAATCTTGTGCAAATTCTGGAGTCCATTGTGCTTTCAACTTTTTAGTCTTAGCAGAAATAGTCTCAGACTTCATTTGTACGTTGATCTCAGGGATAACGATTGAAGCAGAACTAGCAGCGTTCGGATTAGAGAATGGAACTGGAGTGTCTTGTGGAGCATCTTCAAAATCACCTCTAGTTTGGAAGTTAGTAGACTTGTTATAGTATACTGCGATAGATCCAGTAACAGCATCAACTGCTGCTTTGTTAGAACCGCTTACAAAGAAAGTGATATTACCAGTATTGCTTAATACTGTGAAATCATTAATAGTTGTACCTGTATTAACTACTGCACCAGCGCTTTGAGAAGAGAACATTTCGAAAGCACGTACACCGTTTGTATCTAATACTGAGCTAATTGAAGCTGTAGTGAATGTCACAGCAATCATTTTGCCGTCAACCACTGATTGAGAGTATGCAGAGTTAAAGTCAACTTGTGCAAAAGTAGCAGCTACAACACTTGTAGGAGCAACAGCAGAAGCTGAGAATTGGTTAGTTGAATAACCAAAACGTCCTTGGCCATAAAGACCACCGTCTGCTATGTTACCAAACCCACTATTATTTGTTTGTTGTAAAGTACCATAAACAGATTGACCAGCTTGGAATGGTAAAGGTATATTATTACCATATTGGAAATCTAAGTAGAATACTAAACCAGCAGGTAAGTTCATTGGTTGAACTGAAACGAACTCTTTAGATGCGATTTGACCGAAGATCTTACGAACTAACGGTAAAGCAACACCAGCCCATTGTTCACCATTACCTGGTGTAAAAGTAGCACCGTTTGTAACGTTACCACCAGTTGAAGATTCTTCCATCACTAATTGCTTAGCTTGGTTTTCTAAGATAACAGCCATGTTATTGCGGTCATAATCTTTAAGACCTTCTAACAAACCTGATTTACCCCATTTTTTAGAAAGTCTTTGGCTAACACCCAATTGATCTTGGTATGGATTAGCGCTTTCTAACAACGATTGAATTAAATTTGACATTGTTAAATGTATTTTTTGTTTTTTTAAATTTATTTGATACCAGCAAGCTGTTGCCATCTAGAAACGAAAGCGTCAGCCTCTACAATTGGTCTAGCTTGAGCTACGCCAATTGATTTTGATGCGAAACCTACTGATTCTTTCAACGAAGATTTTTTAGTCTCTGCGCTTACTGATTCAAGTATTGTTTTGTAAGTATTTTCAACTTCTTTAACCGATGTTGCACGGTCAAATGCGTTAATTACTTTTGTCTTTTGTGCTTCGTTTAAGTTTTTAGCTTTGAAGATTTTATTAACGTAAAGCATTTTAGCATTGAAAAGATTCATTTCGTTTAATTCAGTCTTAAGAGCTTTAATAGTTCTTACAGCCTCATTTAAATCTTTTTTCATCTCTTCTACTTTATGAATTTCTGAAGCTTTTGGATCAATTGCGCCACCAGGGATTTCTCCGTGTGTAGTACCTTCTTCCATTTTCTTCTCTTCGTTCTCGAGTTCTGCTAAGATTTCTTCTAAAGAAATTTCGTCTTCACTTGGTTCTTCTTCGCCTGTACCTAAGTCAGCAGCTAAGTCAGTATCAGCGTCTAATGGCTCTTCTGGCATTTCTTCGCCGGCACCACCTTGTAATGTCATGAATACATCACGAATGATGTCCTTCAATTCACCTACTGTAATGTCAACTACTTCTTGCTCATCGCTACCTTCTACTGATTCTGTGTCGTCATCGTGTTCGATGTCGTGAGTCAAATCTTCGCCAGCTTCTTCAGCTTCATCATCCTCTTCAGCATCTTCATCTTCACCTTCGTGAAGTTTGTGATCTCCGTGAGTTGTTTTAGCTTTTTCATCGTAGCCAGATTGACCTTTTTCTTTCTTTCCAGTATAGCCGTCTTCAGGAACGTGTCCTTCTTCAACTGTACCTTCTTCTTCCATGTCTTCAGATAAACCATCTAACTCAGCTAAGATCTCATCTAAATAAGATTCTTCCATGCCGTGTTTTTGATGCTTAGCTTCTTCCATGTCAGCACTTTCTTCCATGTCGCTTTCAGCGATTGTTTGGTTAAACATTTCCTTCACAGTTGGCTCAAAGTGTTCTGCTAACGTATTTCTAGCTGCAGCTAAAGCGATTTCACGTACTTCTTTGGCTTCTGCAATGGCTTGTCTAAACAATTCTTGATTGTTTTCCATTTTTTCAAATTGTGATTCGGGGATTGCCTATTAGATTAGTGGCAATATAAGGAGTATAAATGTATGGAATACCATATTAGGATGGTATACTATCATAAATATCGAGAGCTCTTTGAGAAAGAGAGCTTTAGTAAGAAAAAATTTATTTAATACAGCAAACTCCACTTTGACTACAGATGATATCTGATATTAATCTATCGACTGAGCTACGTTGGTTGTTAGCTTGTGGTATAAATGATTCATTCAATCCACCTACAGGCTTTACGTAAGCGCCGTAAGTTGATGGAGTTGAAACGAAGTCCCAACAAATAATTTCCAAGTCTTCACCAACTTGAACAAGACCTTCACCTATTGGTGATACAGATCCCATTGCTCTTGATGAAACTCCTACGTTAATTCCTGCAAGGAATAATTCTTTTAAAATATTTCCAGATGGAGTGTCTAAGATTTCGAATTCACCATATAAATCTTTTCCTTCCCACCATACTCTTGTAATGTTATGACAAACATTCTTAAGGTTGATAACAGAAGTATCTGGGTGATCTAATTCACCTAAAGCTCTTTTTTCTGTTACTGGACCTTGTTCATATAAAGTAACTTGTTTCTTTAGAGTAGCGTAGTCGTAAATACGATGATTAGCGTTAGGTTTATCAGCAGCTTGGATTTTACCAGACACCAAAAAAGGTATTCTTGGATTCGTCTTAGCTTCGTTTATTTGCTTAGGCTGCGGTTTAAACGGTAAATACTCTATTAAAACTTGTTTTTCCATTATATTGATTTGATATCGCCAGTGTTGGGTACTTGAGTAAATCCTTTTGATTTTAAAGCATTCTTAGAAGTTGGATTACTAGCAGTTACAGTCTGTGCATTTGTTCCTGATCCCTTTGTAAACATGTCTTCGTCTAATTCTTTTTTAATAACTTTAGTTAATTTTTCTCTTAACTTATCCATTTTTTCTTCTCTACTCTCTTCAACTTCCTTCTTCACTTTACCATTAGCCCATTGGTGATCGTCTGCTGTATTATTTTTGTAAGCTTCTTTTTCTTCTTTTGCAGGAACGTCTTTTTTAGTTAAAACGTTACCTTGAATATGAGTAACTTTACCATCTTTATCATCTTTAACAGCTGCTGTATGACCATCCCATTCAACGATCTCACCTACTAAGCTATTATCTTTTTTTTTTACTCTAGATCCAACACCCAACACTTCGTGGGTAGGGTTTAGCTTAGTCATTTCACCTACAATACTTTCTTTAAGAGCTTTTACTTTTTCTTTTCCAGGAACTTCCATTACTTCAACACCTTTAGTTTTCTTAGGAGTTTGAGTCATTACTGCAACTCCTTTGGGAATCTTAGCTTTTTTCTTTTCTTTCTTTCCTAGTGTATCCTCTGTATTAGCTTTAGCATCTTTTTTAATAACTTTTAATGCGTTTGGCTTATCAACTTTATTATCTTCTTTAACTTCTTTCATCTTTAAGTCTTGATCCATCTCTTTAACAGCTTTAAAATTAGCTAATTGAAGATTTTTATATGCATCAGGATCTTTTAAGATAGTATCTACTACTTTCTTTCTAGCCTTAATATAATTTTCATCTGTAATCTCAGGCATTTGAGCCAATTCGTATTGAATACCATGATATACTTGGTAGTAATTTAACTGATCAATACCTGGTTTTGGAGGATTTTCTGCATTTGGATCGTATCCAAAAACACCTTTAGCCTCAACTTCAGATAAAATACGCTTACTTTTCAATATGCGAACTGCATCGTCGTAGGAGTTTGTTGGAGATACGTACTGAGGAAATTCCATACGTACATTACGCATAAAATTATGCTTTGGCATTTTACCTTCTAAAAGGTCTTTATACTGAGCTTGAATATTTTTCATACTAATAAATAGTTTATTTTCCTTGTCCTCTACTTGCTTTTGGCTTAGGACTGTGTTTGTTAAAACTCTTTTGGCCATTTATTTGACCTTTTTTTCTTGAACCAAATGAAAGTTTAGTGCTGTTACCTGCTGATTTAGCTTTTGCCATTATTTAAGACCTTTTACTTTTGTATAAACTTCGACAACCTTTGAATGTATTTTTTCAAAAACCTTTTTAGTATTATGTTTATATTCTAAAGTTTGCTCCCCTTCTGATAATTCATTTCTCATTTGGGATGTAAACTCAAGTAGTTTTTCTATTTCGTGTAACTTATTTTGAATTCTTTTAGCAGCTTCGTGCATTTGATCGGGCTTGCTTCTAGTTGCAGTTTCTCTTTTAAATTGAGAGTATTGACGGGATTCTTCCCATAGTTCTTTTACTTCAACACCTTTAATATGTTTACCAGCTTCTTTAGCACTAGGTGCTTTTGTAAAACCATCTTGGGTATAGGTGCTAATATTAGCTTTTTTACCTCCAGCAAGACGAGGTGCATCTTCTTGATATTTTTTCTTCTTTCCTGCATACTGCTCTCCGTTTCCTGGAGTAAATGTAGCTCCGTTTGTTACACCGCCACCTGTGGTTGAACCACCAGCAGGAGCAGCAGCAGCAGCACCATCTTCATTCAAACCTAAAGTTTGCTTCATGATCTCAATAGCTCTTTCAGGTTTAATTAATCCCTTTTCAATTAAAGTAATTGTAAATTTAATTAATTCTTCATCAGCGCCGAGCTTTTCCATATAATTTTCTAACCAACCTGGGTCTACTTCTTCTCTTAAAAATTGTGTAGCAAATTGATTATTCATTATTTAATAGCTTTTAACTCAGATATAAGTTGATAGTACTGCATTAAGCCGATTAAAGTTTCATCCTTAATTGGATCATTTTGCGCTAAAGGTTTAACAAAATTTAAAACTTCGTTAAGTTTAATTTGTAAAACTTTATCGCTAGTCTTATCTTTAAGCTGTGTAAGTTCGGTTTTAACCTCTATCAACTTGGTATTCAAGTAAATACGTAAGTTTGTTGTGTCTGAAATATTGTTGATGTATTCTTTTAATAGATTTTTTTGCTCCTGAGATAAATTAGAATACTTTTTATTGAAGTTTTCAATTAAGAATTTATAAGCAAGGATGCGAATTTCTTTATCTTCCTTCATAAACTCCTCTACAACTTTAGAAGCTACTTTTCTTTCAGTCAAAGTTTCTTTAGTAATATGCTCTAAAATAGTAAGTTTGTTTGTAATTACCTGCTTAGTATCTGTTAATTCCTTAGTCATTTGGGACTCAATCAGAGTATAAATTGAAGCATGAATGCGGTAAGCGTCTATTTTAGCTTTAAAGAAATTATCTAAGTCGTAATGCTTTTTAATTTCCTTAATTAAGTTGTATTTTTCTTTATCTAATTTCTCCCTATCTAACTTTTTAGCTTGTTCAACTATAGTCGAAATCATGATCTCAGCCTTAACTTCGTTAAGTTTTGGAGCATTTAGAACAGTGTTATATAAGTTGTATTCTTTGCCTAACTCAGTGTTAGTAAAGTATTTTTTAAAGATTTTTACTGCTTTTGAGTCTTTATTAGACATTAAGTCAGACGTGGACTGTCTAACTAAGAGTTCAAATAAAATACCCGTATTTTTGTATTTGCTATGTTTAATCATTGCATTTTGCCTTGGTTATAAATATCTATGTATTAGTCTAAATCGCGTTTTATTTGATCTTCGTTCAATAACTGACTCTCTTGTTTGAACAAACTAATGTTTCTTTTGCCAAGAGCTTCAAGATCTTTCTTATGCATCAAATAAGAATTCTTAGTAGAACTATACTTTTCTTTTAGTGATAATGGA